TCCTATCCGCTTCCAAAACAAAAAACCCGAACCAGCCGCAGAAAAAAGAATCTTATTCCAGCCGGCTTTTTCCGTATCCGTAGTAAACCGATGGGTGGTGTCCTGAGTAATCATGCTGCCCGAATGAGAAGAAGGATGGACGTAATTATTGGCTCCCACTGCGACCTCGTCTAACTTCTTCTTATCGGCCGCTGCCATAAGCCCATTGGCCTCCTGCGTCGCCACACCATACGTCGTATCATTATCCGCAGCCCATACCGCGGTACCGCTGGCCGACCATTTAAGAAACTGGCCGCTTTCCCCGCCGGTAGGGATATGCTTATTACCGGCCGTTGTCGGATGCGCATAAACGGTATCAGTAAATTTCGCTCCAGCCGGAACAGGTGTTAATACTGTGATATTCTGCCAGGATCCCCAGGCACTGCTATAATAATTCCTGTGAAACTCTTTCGGACTACTGGTTACATATTCTACAATCCTCTGATAAGTCCCTGCATGTTTTCCCACTTCCATAAAAAATGCATTCGTCGTCGGGCAGTTCTTAAATGTGGCAACCGTTGTATCGGCAGGGCAATAATAAAGTCCAGGAGTTGTTATTGTGTTCAGGTCTTTATTGGCTGCTATGTTATTGACATTTATATAGTTCGTATAGGCTGCGGTTCCTCCGTTTGCAGGAAGAGAAGCCGGAAAATCAGATATCTGGCTCTTCGTATGAGTATGGGAAGCCGCCGCCGCCCCTATGTTTGAAGCGGTAACATTAACACTCTTTTCTGCGGATCCGTCATAAACTCCCTGACTTATTCCGTTCAACGAGACGGTCAGGGCAGACGGATTCTTCAGCGATGCGGGAAAATCCGTGATCTGCGCCTTTGTATGGGTATGGGTTGGCAGGGCCGTAAGCGCACTGTTCCATTTATCTACCAGCGCCTGCGTGATCCCGTCCAGGATACTCTTGTTTCCATGAGTGTGCTTCTTGCTGTTTGCGTCATTCCAGTTTGTTCTCTCCGTTACCGTGATATGCTTCACGGTATCCGCTTTATGCGTAATAAAATCCGCCAGCGCCTTTGCAAGTTTCCCCAGCATAACCGTAAGCTTTTCACCGCTGGCAATGTTCGCCAGGGCAGCGGCCTGCGTAAAAGCCGGTGTCTGGTCGTTGGTAGCTACATTGGGTACATTCCCCAGCCCCACCTGAGCCTTTGTCACTCCGTGCGGGTTACTCCTGTTATCCGTATGGGCGCTGACGGCATCACGGATTGCCCCTTCCGCTTCCTGACCTCTGGAAGTCTCCGCAGCAATCGCATCCGCATTTGTCTTCTCGGCAGCTTTCGCTCTCGTAACCTCAGCCGCCAGATTATCCGTAAGTGTTTTTTCTGCGCCTTTTGCCCTGGTCACTTCCGCAGACAGATGATCCGTTAAGGTCTTCTCTGCCGCCTGCGCTCTCGTCGTCTCAGTCTGAATGCTGCCCTGAAGTTCTGTCTCTTTTGCTTTCGCCCGCGTCACCTCTGCCGCAAGATTATTGGCATTTGCCGTCTCCGCGGCCTCTGCTCTCGTCACTTCCGCATTAAGACTGCCCGTAAGCGTTTTTTCGGCTCCTGTTGCACGAGTCGTTTCAGCAGCAAGGTTATCCGTCAGAACCTTTTCAGCCATAGTTGCCCGTGTAGTCTCTTCCACTAAACCGTCCGTTAAGTACTTCTCTGCAGCCGTAGCCCGGTCCACTTCACTCACTAAATCTGCAGCAACCTTCTTCTCTGCAGCATCGGCCCGCGTCACCTCTGCCGCAAGATCATCAGCAAGCGCCATTTCTTCATCCTTCGCCCTGGCAATCTCCGCAGTAAGGTCCGTCGTCAATTTCATTTCCGCCGCCGTAGCCCTTGCCATTTCCTCCGCAATTTCAGCCTTCAAAAGGCCCTCTTCCGCCTCCGCGCGTTCTTCCTCCTCATTAATCCCCTCCTGAGTCCTGATCAAATCCCGCTGAAGCAGATTAACGTCCTCCGCCTCGACAGTATCCCCCTCTGTCTCATAGCTGATATAGACAGTGAGGACATCGGCATAGATGCGGATCAGCCGCTTCCATGGCATAAGGCTGGGTGTAGACAGCACATAAGACTGGATCCGGTTCCCCGTCAGCTTCGGTCCTGTATAGACTGCCAGCGTAGAAGTATTGACATTATCATGCGCCAGCGGGGCCTCATATACACCAGCGATCAGTGACACCTCTTCTTCGATCACATATACATTGCCGTCCACTTTATTCATCTTTTCCGTATAAGTACTGATTTTCACGACTGCATCACCTCCAGCGTGACAATTCCTGCCACTGCGATCTCCTCATCCGCCAGGCTGACATTTACTGACTGTCCGTTCAACCGCAAATCTGTAAAATCTTCCACCCCGGCTGTATTCAGTAACAAATTTCCAACTCTCGCCAGGCTGATGTAGGAAATATCAAAGGCCCCCTCCTGTAAAAATCCCGCAAGTTCCTGTCGAAACAAATCCTGGACGCCTCCCAGATTCACCCCATTTTGGAGTTTTACCCTGGCTGTAACAGCGATCGCTTTTTCTCCGGCAGAAAAGACAGAAACGTCAGCACCAATCGGGCGAAGTTCCTCGATATGGCTCTTTACCCGTGCGATAAGTTCCGGCGTTGCTGCCGATCTATCTGCATCAGCAATCACAACCTTCACAGTACCCGGCCCTAATGCCAGCGGATAAATTTTAGCAGCCCCCACGCCGGGACATTCCATAGTCCAGTTATAGTAATCATATGCATTCCCACTGGTGGAAGGCTTCTGCACCTTAAAAAGAAATCGTTCTCTAAGCGCATCCGTCGTTTCTTCTTCATTTCCTTCAAGAAGTACCTCTGTTAACTCCGCATGTGTGAGGTCTGGAATATAATCAATTGGAATCAGAGTACCCAGAAATCGGTTTCCAATTGCTCCTGGCGTCTCACATTCCATACGGTATATCCTGTCGCTGATCTTTTCTGTTACGGTATAGTTCAGTGTCCCAAGTGAAAATCTTTTACCTGATTCAATATCTATGTTAAACTCCCCTTTTAACACAGCCCTCGTCGCCGGATAAGGAATGATGCCCCACTCCGCGCAGCGCCTGATTAAATTATCCCGGTCTGCAGTCCCGGAGAAAACCTGTTCCAGTGCCCAATCCAACTCTATATACAGATTCTGCATTTCTACGGCTGCAGGCGCCATGGCGTCATAAATAACAGACCCTTCCCTTTTGTCCATGTAATCCGGTACGCGGTCCAGCATCCGATTTAAAATCACTTCATATGTTATATTCTCATACATTAGATTTCCACCTCCTTCTGCGTATCGACTGTTCCAAACTTTGTCTGTACCCGAAATGACACCAGCAGCTTTCTTCCCTTATTGGTAAATGAAAAAGCATCAACGCTTACAATTCTGTCATCCCGCGTCAATGCTTCCCGTATCCTCTTTTTCAATTTCGACTTTGCCACTCCCAGAGACTTTCCAAATAATCCGTTCAATTCCACGCCATAATTCCAGCTATAAATCAGGCAGTCAAACCGTTCCGTATTAAGAATACAGAAAATGGTCTGTTTTACTGCTTCCAACCCATCCAACATTCCAGAAATACGCTTTATCTCTATTCCCTCTGTGTTATCAGAAACACCCATGACGTTTAACCTGTACGTTTTTGAAGGAATCTGTCGAATCTTAAAATCCTGTTTTAGAATATTACCTGTTTCCGGCAGCATGTCACACTCCTTTCTGCCAGCGGTCTACAACAAGATACCGCTGACCGCCCCGTTTCTGAATCAGCAGTACCTCGTCTCCGGCCTCTAACCCATTTTTAACGGAAACATTGACTTCCCCCATTCCAGGAATATCCATTGTCTGTATGTGGTCCGTCAGGTACTGGGGAACTATGAGCTGTGAGGCAGCAAGGAATGTATTTGGCCCCCATCGTATTTCCAGCGGCGCTGTTTTTGTCACAGTCCCCGACACAATATCGCAGGGATCCCCAGCCTCTACCGCTTGCAGGACAATCTTCCTCATGTTATCAATCCATTCTGCATCAGCCATTGATACCTACTCCTCTCAATCTTAAATCCATAGTATGGATTCCCTCATCAATCTTATGAGTCACTGATTCAATCAGCAGATAATTTTTTAATTCCATATCTTTGATATCCAGTAATACGGGGATCAGGCAGCCCGCACGCACCCTGACATCACCAAAGGCATCTTTTATATTCAGGCTCTTTGAGGGCTGATTATAGAATTTCAAATACGTTTCGGCAATGTTTTGACCATCCGCACCGCTGTCAATTGATTCGTCATATTGCAAAATTCCCCATTTATTGATATTTTCGGTGTCTTTTGTCATATAGACTTCTCTTGCATTTGTATTATTATTTTCGCAATACACTCTGATCTGATTGTAGGTGCTGCTGTCAATACTGATTTTAAAGTCATAATCCTGCGCCGTCGTCTCATCAATTACAATATCCAGCTTCATATCTTCCACATTTTTTAGTGTCAGCTTTCCCACATCATCATACAGAACGTAAATCTTTCCAGTACGAATCATGGTTAAGTCGAGAGCATTTAGGATTACATCAAAAAGTGTGCTGTTCTTTTCATTGCGCTCCAGCATCCAGCCGGTGTCCGCCAACTCTCCCGTCTGCAAGTGAAAATCACCTGCGATCATCCGAATTACTTCCCCTGCGGTAAGCCCCGTATAATTATAACTCTTCTTATTTTTCAAATACCGCAGCTGGTCATAAGCCGTTACCTTCACCAGCCCTTCGCTTCCCCAGCCCCGCTCAAAGATGAAGCCGAAGAATACCGGCGTTCCATTTACATCCAGACGAACCGCATTGCCCTCTTCAATCTTAAGCACATCATCAGGAATCAGCGTGAAGGAACATTTCCCCGGCTGTCCCTTCCGCTCCATTTCCCAGCTGATACTCCCACCCACCACTGGTTCGTAAACTGTTCGATCATTCTGGATATATAGATGTACTTCCATCTGTTCCTCCTCCTTCTATAACGGCATAGTGAGAACCCAGCCAGGTTGAATTAAATTGGGATTGCTGATTTTGTCACGGTTGAGATCATAAATCTCCCGCCAACGGTTACCGTTACCCAACCTTTTTTTAGCAATATTCCAGAGACAGTCCCCCTTCTGTACCGTGTACATTTCTGATGCCGGAAGAGTTCCTTCTCTTTTCGGAATTGAGTCTGTAGTCTCTGGAGTATCCTGATCCTCCTTAATCTTAAATTCCATAATCTTAGTTCCGTAGCTTTTATACTCCTTCATGGAAAGTGACACAGTTAGATCCAACCCTTCATTCACATCATCAGAAACACTATAATCCTCTAATGTTACATTGATGTTCGTATCAAAGAAGTCATTCCGGCCCGGACCATCACGAATTACGATGAATTCAAACGGCTCTCTGCTCTCCTTTAATGATTTAAGGTGCTCCAGGAAATCTTCTGCACAATCAATGCTGCCATCCCATACCGCACAGGGATAATTCACCTGGGGGATTACTGCTTCAATGCTGATCTCCGCCAGGCCGGGAGGCCGAACCATGTTGACCTCCTCGCCATTGATCAAAACAGACGTTTTATTCTGGCCCGGATACTTGATCGGGATTTTCTCGGGAGGAATGGGAAGACGCATGTCATCAATATATACTTCATAACCCATTATATATGGCCTCCTTCCGCAGCAGCAGAAAGGAAATCGTTTGTAAATACTGCAAGCGCCTGACCCATATCACTAAAATCCGCCTTTTTCGTAAGCGTATTGCTGTTGTTGACCTCCACCTTTAAATCTGCAAGTGTAAAACGGTTGATAATCTCCTGCTCGGCGGCATCACGCATATATTTCAATTCCTCGTCCATAACGTCCATCGTGTCAGCCATAGCGGCGGTATTAGCGGCAGTACGTCCGGTATTACCTGATATATCAGTATCATATCCGCCGAAGGTATTATCCTGCCCTGCTGCTTTCGCTGCCATATCAGCCTTCACTGATTCTATCTCAGCCTCACGTTTTAATCTGTTCTGATGCATATCATATTCCTGCCAGCGCAAATCCTGTGCCCTGCTTTTTTTAGCAGCCAGATTGGCCTCCTTCTGCGCGGCAAGGCTGGCTGCTCTCTGGCTCTTTCTTGCCTCGGCCTCTAATTGCGCTTCTGTTCCAAATTCTACATGGCCAATTAACTCAATTGATGTTCCTGTAATGCTGTTCACTAAACTTATCAGCTCATTAATACGATCAATTGCGCCGTTTATAAACTCCTGCATAATTAAAAGGCCTGACACTTTCAGATAATCCAAAATATCTAATACCCATATCCGAAACGAGTTAAGTCCCAGAAGCATATCCCCAAGACCATTCTGTATAATTACTCCTGCTGCTGCAATCATAAATTTTAACTTGTCTAACTGTGTTTTAACAGCATTCACACAGATGAGCCAGGCGATTTGTATTCCGCCAACAGATTGTACCCATTTATAAATCATATACACCACTGTTCCTATAATCAAAGCAATCCATGTTAACGGGTTTGCAAGCAATGTGGTCATTAATCCCTTAGCCGCCAAATCAGCAATCAGATTAGCTGCGGCAAAAAAAAGGATTCCTGCAGCGACTCCATAAAATACAGGTGCAATTGCCGACCAGTTTTCACTAATATACGCTGCTCCGTTTCCTATCATCTGAATAACCGGCCAAAATGCCTGCAATAACGAATTTTGAATGGTATTTATAATCTGGCCAAATGTAGCAGGCATAGAATTAAATTTATCGTTTGTCTCCTGTGCCATGTTAAGAAGAGAAGCTTTTACAACCTGGGCAGACACCTCTCCCCTCTCAGCATACTGTCTTAAAGATCCTTCTGCCCACCCCATATTCTGCTCGATCGTCCGGGCTATCCCCGGGGCTGCATTCAGTATCGAATTCAACTCTGCACCGCTCATTGTACCTGCCACCATTGCATTTGTTAACTGTGACATTGCACTTGCCTGATCCTGTGCTGAAGCTCCACCGATAACAAACTGCTTATTCGCCTGTTCCATGAAAGCGATCATTTCATCATTACTGCTAAAGGCACTGCCTGCATTGATTCCCATATTGGCTATGGCCGCCGCTGTTTCCATGTAAGGCGCCCTTGACCGCTGCGCGGAGGCAAATATTTTTTGATTCAGCTCCTCTGTAGACTGGGCACCATCGTTCATCATATCCAGACGTGCCGTTGTGCGTGTAACGTCATCTGAAAATGCCATTATTTTTTGAACACTAAAAGACTTTGCAATACTCTTTGCAATATTCTTAATCTTTCCTTCCAGACCGGAAGCTGCACCTGTACCATTTTTAACAGCATTGTTAAATTGATTCTGTGATGCCAGACTATTTCTAATTTCCTTCCCCGCGGAACCTACGGAATCGTCCAGTTGCTTATATGCATTATTTATCTCACCAATATCCATTTTCGACATGGCCTGACTCAAATTATCCTGTGCCCCCTGGACTTTATTTAATTTCCCCCTCAATGCCTCTAATTCATTATTGGTCTGCTCAGTCCTCAAATCAACCGGAATATTATTAAACTGCTGAAGCCGGACATGCAGCGCCTGTATACGGTTTTCTATGGAAGCCATGTCGTTTAACATCCCCGGCGGTGTAACCACCATTCTTCTGGCTTGTTCAGAAATGGTTTGTTGACTTTTATAGAGCTGCCGTGCCACCTGATCTGCCTCCTGAAATTCAGATACAAACCGTGGAGCGCCACTGTTTAAAAAAACAGGCGGAGTGGATACAGGTGACCACGAAGGTTGTTCAGCAGGTGTTGAAGCTGCTGGCCGCATTGGGATCTGCAAAGGGGCCTGCGTTTCCGTTGGTATAGCTGGAGGGATAACGGTTGACGCTGTACGGTCAAGTTCCTTCTGATAACGCACAAGTTCTACCGTTGCCCGGACAATTTCCTGTCGGGCTGAATCCATCATAGCCGTACCTGACCCCTTATCTATTGTAACCTTGACACGTTCTAACGTGTCCCACATAACAATCAGAGACTGAGTATTACGTTCGCAGTATGAAGACATCCGCTCCAGTGCCTTGATTGATGAGCGTAAATTAGCCATGTATTTACTCCTTTCATTAAAACTATATGGGGCTGTCGCGACAGCTCCTACCTCTTCTTTGCCTTCGCCTTCTTAGCTTCCTCTTTATCATGCTCCAGCTTCAACTCCATTGCTGCTATCACATAAGCCTTTTCATACCGGCTCAATGACAAAAATTCATGAGGCCATTTATGAAGCTTATGGAGGCAATAATAAGCAATGTTTGCTTCCATATCGCCTCCATTGATTAGTTTTTTGCTTCTTCCGCCAGATCGTTCATATCAATATCGAATCCGTTGACCTCCTGAACCTTCGCCAGATAGTCATTGTACTCACCCGGATTCAGCATTTTCTTTAAAAGAGTATCACTTCCCATCACATGATAGGAATCCTGAAGTTCTTTATTAGTAAGATCCGGATACACGGTACAGGCCGCCGCCAGCTTTCCAACGTAAAGGCTGTAATCTGTTTCCGGAACAAACATTCCTTTTTTTCCCTGAACTGGCACCCTTTTTGTACAAGCCTTTTTTAACACTTCATCTTCTTCAGAAGAAATGCCTCTGATTTCCCATTTCACAGGTTTTTTATCCGCCCCCACGAAACGATTTGATACGATACACTTAACATTCTCCACCTTAATGGCATTCTGTGCCAAAAAACAGCTTAATTCACCCATATTCTTTTAACCTCTCTTCCTTTTCTACATTCCCGAAAAACCGCCAAACATCTCCGGCATCTCAAAATCTTCAAATGTAAAGTCCGCTTCTTCGTCCAAATACTCTGCGTCTGCATCAAACTTTGTCAGAATCCCTCCGTCAAGATTGCAGTCTTTCAAAATAACCGTCTGCCGTCCTGCTCCGGATGTCGGATCCTCATTAGTCACCTGGATATCGAAATAAATATCCTCTCCAGTTTCTTTATAGCGGTACAGAAGCTGACGGAAGATACTGGTATTATAATGAAATGTTGCAGACCCGGTCCCTTTCCATCCGGTTGTTTTATTCCCTTTCCCTGTCTTACCCAGAATCGGGATTTCGGACTTCGTCTTCTCTATCTTGGCCTCCAGATTAATGGCCTGCATAAAATTGTACCGTTTTCCTTCAATTGTAACAAAACACTCTGCAAGTGACGCACTGACCGCATCCTTTGCATTCATCATCGAATTATTTAACATATCCCATCATTCCTTCCTACTGTACTACTACAGTCATATATAACTGGCTCATAGAATTAATTGGTTCCACCGGGAAGTTCACAACCACCGATCGTTTCGTCTGTCCCTTTTCCACCTGGATATCATCGGACTTCACCGCTTCTATAGCACGCCTTCCTGCCATCTGCTTCACATACGTTACAATATCATTCCAGAGACTCACCCGACCGGCTTCATCATTGGGAATCTTCCCCAGATACCGATTATTAAAGATTGCTGCGATATCATTTCCGATCTGATCCAGCACACGGATTGTCTGGTTACTGGAAAAATCATTTCCTTTCTCCGCCGTGTAAGATGTCAATGTGTTAATATCCCGCAAAACGCGGACCTCATCCCCTACTTTATGGAATAACAGTTTTCCAGCTGTAATCCCTTCGGAAAGCTGCGCCTGGGTATATTCTGTCTTTACCGTATACTCCCCGTTATACACCTTGTTTTCAATAGTCTCATTTACAGCACAGGCAGCTTCCGCCCCTGCAGTCCAATAAATCAGTCCGCCCGGATCTTCTTCCGTCTGATTCTCCACAGATATAATCCCTTCATAATCCGCCTGAGAATACTGGTGCATAACTGTCTGGAACTTAATGCCGTTCTCTTCTCTCATACGCTTCGTAAATGCCGCAAACAGCTCCTTCACCTGCTCCCCCGGGGCCGGGCAGCACAGGATCTGGAACGATCGGCTCTCCATCTTTTCCAGGAAACCTGTATAGTCCTGTTCTGTCACGTCTGTGCCATTCGTTCCCCCAGTCAGTGATGTACCCGCAGTTTCTGAAAGTGCTGCATCCGCCTTAAACGTTACATATTCATTATCCTTCAAATCAGCTGCGCTGATAACCGTCTGCTTATCCATCTCCTTACCAAAAAGCAGAGTCTTCACATCATACTGATTCTCATTATCCACATGTTTGGAAATAACGGTCATGAGACTATTTCCCAGAATACCGCTGTACCTTGCAGTACTGTAATTATTCGAAGCTTTCTCTCCTCCGTTTATTCTGCAAAAAATTCCCTTTGTCATGTTCCTGAACAGTTCGCGGACCGGCATCATAGCTGGATCTCCATAAGAATAACCGAAGATATCTCTGCTGTTTTTCTGAAACTCTTCTGCCGTCACCTCAAACACTTCGTTTACCGGCCCCCAGTTGAGAATCATGGGAACCGCCGCCGTTCCTCTTATTCCAATTACAGGCGATGCAGCGCCTGCGTTAACAAAGTTTATATAAGTTCCTGGAAGAACCTTATCCTGTGCTAAAAAACTACCTCCACCTAACATCTCTTCACCTTTCCTTTCATAAATCCGTTTATAGTTTCTTCTGCTCTGTTTTTCATCTGATTTCAATTCCTTCCATTGCTTCTTCCTCACTTTTTTCTCTGATGCCAAATGTGCTAAATTGTAAAGAAAAAGAGAGAAACCTGCCGCCGTTTGCTTCTTCAATGCGGCCATTTTTTCCAGTTCCGTTTAGCCTGAAGCCATGATCCAGAGTAATGATCCACCTCTGTTCCATCAGGATGTCAAGAACCCGGTATATCTCCCTGGACGGCTGTTCGCTTCCTCCAGGAAAATACCTGATATATAGAAAACTGCTTCGATAACCCCCCGCTAACGTCGTATTTTTTTCAGACGTTTCTAAGAAACCCGTGTAAAAACAGGGGGATGAAAGCTCCTGAGCAGCCGCTTCCGTATAAATGTAATACCCCTGTTCCGGCGGAAACAGAATTGAAAGTTGTTCTGCCACCTTATCCACAATTTCGTTGTACATGAAATCTCCCTCCACATTTTACTACAGCCTTTCCCGCCTGTTCCGGTAGCTTTCCAGCCATTCCAGGATGCTCCCGCTGTCTCGCTTCCCAGTCTATCTCATAGAGCGCCGCACGTTCTGTTGAGCTCGTCCATGTGGTTTGAAAACGTGCAGATCCATTACCGGAAAGTGCCATACCGTAGATTTCCAAAAAGGGCAGCAGTCTGGCAGCATATTGTGGCTTGCCAAGCTCCTGTAAAGCCTTTCTTTCTATACGGCTGACAGCTTCTCTGGTTATGCCGTAATCAGCTCCTATAGACTCAAGGGAACGCCGCCCCTGATATCTTTTTCGAATCACTTCCGGCTGACTGCCGTCTAAGCGGTCTACACATCCCCATAGAACAGTGCTGATCTGTTCACGTTCCAGCCGGTCCAAAACGTCGTTTTCTAAATCGGCAGGGTCTGCCACAGCTTCGGCTATGGTAGTACCGTCCTCTTCCAGACCATGGATCGGGCTGTCTAAACTCCCCAGTTTTATCAAACATGCATTTTTCTTTATATCTTCCACCTGGTCTGTGTTTAAACCCAAATAAGCGGCTGTCTCCCATTCTAACGGGTTTCTGCCCTCTCGTTCAGCAAAATCAGTGCAGAATTTTTCATACTGCCGGACCTTTTCCTGACAATTCACCGGCAGCCTGAGACAGCTTCCGTTCGTCTGAAGATACCGTTTCATATACAGACGAATCCAATACTCCGCGTAGGTAAGGAATTTCACCTTCTGATCCGGATCGTAACCTGCAATAGCCGGATAGAGAGCTAAATACCCCTCCTGCTCTAAATCATCAACCTCACCGCTGCCACGATACTTCCAGGCCATAGCGTGAATAAAGCTGCGTACCTGGCTGTAAAGCGTTTCCATATTGTCATCTGCATTCTCTCCGGCCTTGATTCTAATTACAAGCTGTTCATTGGTCATGATACTGTTCCTCCCTATTTCATAATCATTCAGCCCCCTTCCATATGCAGCGCCCTGCCCGTTACCCAGTACAGCGTCGCACTAGTATAATCATCCAACAGAACATCTGTTCTCAGATCTCCCAGTTCATACTATAGCATTTCTGTTTGGGACATGCGGGACATTGGGGACAAACCTTAATTACTATCCATAAATCTCTGAAACTCTTTTTTTACACTCTCTGCTGTAGCGTTTCGCCCGATCCGGACGGCCACCTCTCTCCATGTCATCTCTTTAAATATTTTGTATCTGACGATCCGCTGCATACGCGAAGGTATCTTATTCATCCAGGCTTCCACTTCAATCATAGTTCTCACTGCCCCTGCCTTACGTTCTTCTAAAATCTTTTCTTCTGTGTCCAGATTCACTAAATTCTGCAGTGGTTCCTTTACCAAATCTGAAATAACAGACTCCCGGCGTCTCCTGGCCTTTTGTATCTCCTCTTCCGTTTCTCTTAAAAGTTCGCAGGCATCCACATAATCAATTAACATATTCTTATTCAATATTTTCCTCCTTCCAGTTAAAGCACTTTTGTCTTCAGGTCTCTCTACTTCTCACTATTAAACGCTTTTTCTTTCTCCCTGATTAATTTTCATTATGCTTGACAGATATATCTTACAGGTGTATATTAATTTTATCGAACGTATGTTCTGTTTTTTATAAGAATTTTGCTATCATTCTTATTTTTTTTAAATAATAACGCAATTTTATTACATTTCCCGTTAACGGTATGTTTATTTAGACTATATATCCGTTAACGGAAAATGTCAATACTTTTCCTTTGTATTTTTACCGTTAACTATAGAGTTCTGTTTGACTTTCTCACTTTATGGCGGTAAGATATTTTTATAAGGAGGTATTATTAAGATGGGGCTCGAAAAAATTGCGGAATATAAGAAAAAACTTAATATGACAACATTTGAACTTTCTTACCGTTCTGGTGTACCTTTAGGCACTTTAAATAAAATACTAAGTGGTGCAACGAAGGACCCAAAACTGGAGACATTAAAAGCCATTGCCAGGGTACTTGGATTATCTCTGGATGACTTTGATGATACTAACAAATCAGACAAATTAAACATCGACATAAACGCAGTTCCAACTTATGATGATGTTATTACTGTCTACACCCGCAGCCGGAAAAATTTATCTCAGGAAGAAAAGATGAGACTCGCTCGAATAATACTATCATCAGACGAAGACGGGGAGTAA